CTATCAGATGTAATCTCAATAATAGAACTTTCAAATAACTGCTCTGAAACAGGGGCAGGTGGAACCCACCCCTGAAACCCTTTAGGCATTCACACTCTTTAATTAGTCGAGTTTAGAACACGCACACTCGATCCTGTAGATCCAGTCTTCGTTCAGGATCTGGCAAGCATACCAGCTTTTCCAGCCAACTGAACCAGACTGACCCAATGGATCAGTTACTGCAGGTTGTGGCATCACAACCTTAGGTACTACTGCATCAAAACCAGAGAGTGTTACACACCCTAAAGCTTCTGCAGAGAAGATTATCACAGGATAAACCTGAAACTTAGCATCAGCAGGAGTTCTTACCAATGTGGTATTACCTCCATGAGCAGCACCAAATTCAGTGGTTGCCCCAGCTTCTGCATAGTCACCAGTATCAGCAACAGTACCACTAGTCGTACCAAACGATTGTCCAGTATGACCAGCAACATATGCTGAACCCTGTGTAAGTGAGATGTTCAAGTTTTTGTAAGCTGTTCCTGCTGGATCTTTTCCAAAAGGTGCAGCTTGCGTTGTAAGAATGAAACGAATTACACCTACAGCTCCAATCTCCCCAGGTAACATCTGTTGCCCGTTGTTACTATACTTCTGATAAGGAATGAATCCGGGCAATAGCTCGATATCCTTACGAAGATCAGTATGACAAACCGCTACGTATGACTCTGGCACTGGCTCAGTAGCATACTTAGGGGATGGAGTCATCTGTTTAGCAATCTTACGTGCTTCCTGATATTCCAGTGTACGTACTGCAGTATCAAGTAAAGTTGTGTCTGGAGTTTGGTTTGAAGCATTTACACCAATTGTGTTACAGATTGTTTTTGCAACAGTTGCTCTAGTAGTACCACCAGAAAAAGCAGCTTGAGTACCAGAACGTGCATGTAAATAGGTGAGGAAGTCCATCAGTTCTGCAGCCTGAATTGATTGGCGTTCAGTAACTTGCTGAATGATTGGATCTTGAGCTGCTGCTACGAGAACATCAGTTGTGGCAACGTATGAACCATATTGGTGCAACTTTACCTTAATGATTGTTTGCAGCAAGCTGTCGGCAGGAGGCTTTACACCTTCAGCCAATGGTACGAGAGGAAGACCAAACTTTTCAAAACGCTTCCAGCGAACCTCTAGCCCACCTTGACGTTCCTTGGTTTCCTTCTGTGCAAAACGTGCGAATACCATGTTACGTTTTGCGATTGACAGAAATTTCTTCTGTATCTTAATGGCTTCTGTTTCATCCAGAGAGCCATATTTCATGGTTCCTGCAACAGTTACCTGTCCAGTACCACCTCTATTATGAGCGACTGCGGGAGTATTACTTCCGCTAACCCAGTTATTAGCCATTGTCTTGTCCTATTATAAGATTAAAATTTATTAAAGAGACAAGATCTCTCGGCTTAACTACTCTATCGCATCAAATAATGCTTCGCCTGTTAAACCTTGAGTAGGATCAGTTGTATTAGACAGAGACTGTGATCCGCCCATTAGCTGTGATGCCTGATAACGTCTAAGATCCTGAGGATCTTGTCCTTTATACATTTCACCACCGCCTCCATTTTGCTCAAGGTACATTCTAATAACCTGAGCTTTGGCTTCATTGTCTCCTTGAGTCATAGCAGTTCGGCACATTGAGTCTTTATTAACCCATTCAATAAAAGACTGATCGTCTTCAATCGAAGGCCAAACACCATAACCAAGTTGTCTGTCGAAAAATGATTGCTGTGACATCGAATCAAACTTACGAGTCAAGTCACTTAAAGGTGCATCATATTTTTCTTCAACATACCTGCTTATCTTGTCATCTACTGATTCTTGTTGTTGAGACTTAAACTCTGCCAGCTTCTTTTTCATAAGCCTGTCTGCGATTCTTTCTGAAGTTCTCATTACTTCAGGGAAATCTTCCATGACTCGTAAATCATCTTCTGACAGTTCATCTTCATCTTCATCTTTTTTAGCCTGGAGACTTAGTTCGTTTTCACGTTCTAGTACAGCCAGTCTAGCTCTCAGCTCTTGATTCTCAGACTCTTTTGCCTTCTGTGCAGTATATGCACGATCAGCATGAGGTCTAATGTCATCATAGCTTTTAGTAACTGAAGCTAATTGCTTCTTTAGTTCAGCTACTTCGTCTGCCCCTGTATCAGTTTGCTCTTGCTGGTTAGGCATTTCTCCTTGAGGAGGTGCTTCTAGCATAGGTCACTCATCGTTATGGGTTAGTGCCTCACGGATCAAGTGATCAAGGTCAAGTACATTCTTGATTTCTTTGATCTCTCCAATGAGACTATTAAAGGTGGCTACGTCCTTTACGTCATAGAGGGGCTTCTCTGAGAGTCTTTCCTCTTTCCGTCTAAGTCTAGCCGATAAAATCTTAGATAGCTGGTTCCATCTCGGATCGTCCTCCAATGTCAGGAGGTACTCCAGCTTCTCCCTGTCCAAGCTCCTGCTGTTGTTCGGCTTCGGCCTGGAGTTGTTGTTGTTCTTGTTGAAGTTGAACATTCTGTTGTTCCATTAATTCCATAAGTAATATTGATGTCTGCTGAAGAAGATCAGGCAACTCATTAGTTGGTACATCACCACCTTCTTTTATTTTTGCTAATCGCTCCTGTATTATTCCTTTACGGATATCTGCTGCGACTGCCTTCTTCTCATCAACTCTTGCCCTGTTTTCATATGTTTCAGCATCAAGTTGTGCAGCTACCATCTGTTGTTGTTCGGCTTGCTGTTGCATTTGCTGTGCTTCTTGAGCTGCTTCTTCCTCTGACTTAATCAATCCATCAATTTCTAATCCTAAACCTGCCTTTAAAGGTACTGCCAGTTTCTCAAAATTAAATCTATCTCGCATCTCTGGTACTTGACCCACTACCTGAATCAATTGCAATACCTGCTGGATAGTAACTTCTTTTGCCATGAATGTATCATAGCTCTTTGCCTGACAAAGGAAGTCTCCTTTAATTCCAAGATCAACTGAATCCGCCATTAACCAATGGTAGATTGCCTGAACATTGGAAGTAACCATATTATTAAGTGAACGTACAACTCCGCTTGTTAATTTATTAGAGTTCTCGTTCAGGATCTGCATACCAGTAGCAGTCTTAGTCTGATACTGAGCACCTGCTCCCATACCAATAGGGACTTGTCCTGATGCTAGATCTGTATTTCTCTCAATGATCTTAAGCAGATCAACTAAACCATTAGTTACATCTGGTATAATTACAGACTTAAATGCATCATTAACACTCTCACCTGCCTTAAGTCTCCAGATTTTCCCCGGATACATCTCATAGAAGTCATCACTATTTGCATCGAATGCATTAGGATTGAGTGCAGCCATTGGGAGAGCTGCCATTGTTTTGCCTTCGACTATCATGCCGTAGACAAAATTCATCATATCCTGATCATCACGTATAGCTTCATATATACCGCTACCCCAGATACTATCTTCCTGTTCCTGCCAATAACAAAAATCGTAGGGTAATCTACCATCAAAAGGATTGGGCATTGCCCTCAGAACCTTAGACCCCAGCACTGTAATAACTACTGGCATATGTACTGGGTCTCCATCTTTCTTCTGAGGAAGATCCATGTAAGGTTCAATGTCTTCCCTGCCTAAACCCTTATGCCATAATTCAAGTATAGTAAAGTTCTTAACCTGTTCTACCCCCTGACTAAATCTTCGTGGTGATATCCCACCAGTATCCATAGAGGTTTGACCTTCTCCTGTCTCAATACAACTCTCTACTAATAAAGGATCAATGACACCATTTGATTTTATTGCCATCATCCGTAATTCCTGAGCAGACAAGAATCTTCTTTGGATAACCCAATCAAGATCACTCTTACCTGTCGCACCTGGAGATGGGAATGTATCCCATATTGATATCCATTCAACATGAGGAACCATTTCCGACTCTGCCTGCTCCTCTATCATCTGGAGCATGGGGTCACGATTGGCTGTCTGATAAAGGGGGTAATCTACCTTTTTCAAGACTATCGACTTAGTTACTCCTGTGCCATATAACGTCATTTCGTTAATGGCCTTACTCAATGTATCCTCATAAGAGGTCTCATCAAGTATATCTCTTATCCTCTGTTCGCAATTCTTAGCCCTATTAGTTGCTTCATCATACGGCTCTGGTGCTTCAAGAAGATCTGGAGAAACAAATCTTGGTCTACGTGACGGAGTAATTTTAAATGGGATCTTGCCTTGCTGGAGGGTTGAGGATAGCAGCTTAGTCCTAGCCTCATGCACTTTTCTTTTAGTTAGGTTGACATATATTCCCCTCTCTTTAGCTACATCAACTGCCTTAGATGTAGTATCAGGGAACTCACCTCTCATAGCGTGCCAGCCCGATTCCCAAATCTCCTCACGGGTTTTACGATCTGTATCACCAGCACCTTTCTGGTATAACTCCTGTACTATAAGTCCAAGAGAATCTGGTAAAAGCCCCTTTACTTCCTCACTATCTTCAGTGATGTAATGGTTGCTTTCAGCTTTGATTTCCGCCATTAAGACTTCTTCTTTTTTGTTTTGCGTTTCTTTTTGACAGGCTTCTTAAGTCCGTAATTCATAAAAATCGTCAAAATAAGGGGGTGCTAGAGTACCTGAGTATCAGGTTTCTTTCGTTACAGAGAGATCTGAGATGCTTAAATATTCAAATATTCAAATATGATATAAGATACAAGCAATCAAATGGCTCGTCAAGAAAAAGAATTCTTTACACTAACTCTTTACATAGAACTCTGTACGCTGAGTTCTCGGCATTGGCATAGATGGAGTGGGGTCGAATGGATACATGTAACACATGTAGGCTGCAATTGCAAGGGACATTACCCTGTCATCGTGGCATCCATGTTGAGCCGCTTCTTTACCATCTTTATTAATAACAAATGTTTGTAGTTCGTCTACAGTTTCTTTTGAAAATATTTCTATCTGCTTCTCCCTGATCAATCTCCTAAGCAAGTCAAGTATTAACTTCCTAGTTTTTATATTAGTATTAAAACCCAGACGCTTCTTCTGCCTATTGCCACGTTCATCAAGGGCTTTCTCTATGTACAGATTTTCGTATGAATGGATAGAAGATAGGAACTTTAGGGTTAATAATCCATGATTATTATTTTCAACTGCTACTAGTGCCATATTGTACCATGTCGCAATAGTTGTAATTACCCAAGCTAAAAGATCAGGATCTATCCTAGTTGACCAAGTAGCACATTCCTCAAAGGTTTCAGCATCTAAGACTGTTATAACAGAGTAATCGGAGTCTCCGGTTTGGCTAAGTATTCCTTCTGAAACATCAACTCCTATCCTATATTCCCTGCCCAACTGTGGTGGATTAAATACAGCAAGCTCTCCGCCAGGATCTTTTTTCATAAAGTATCGCATCTGTTCCCTGCCATCCTTATATGCGAATCCATTTACTGGAACTTCAAATCTTTTAGGTGGGCTGTCACGTTCACGTTCATCTGCATCGAACCACATCTGGGTTAAATTTACAGAATCAAAGGCACTCCTGCCTGAAGCAACGAAAGCTTCCCTTGCAGTTGTAGGATATTCCTGATGGAATACATTTAAGTCTCCCTGACACTCTGGAGATATTATCTTATTCCTCCGCCACTTTAAGTGTTCAGGAGTAATCTTGAAGAGCAACTCACCATCTGTTGTCTTATATGATGTCTCAACACCTAACAATGCTTTCTCTTCCTCTCCACCGAAAGCTGGGTTAGTTCCAAGAGATTTTATAAAACTATCATCCTTCTTTTCATCTTCTGTCAACTCAGTCTTGTATTCATCGAAAACAAACCAAGGGAAGAACACAGGTTTTAGTCCAGAGTCATCCTTCTCTGCTCGCCACCATTCTCTTTCAAAATAATTTCCAACTCCCTTAGCTGTACTCTCCAGCCATATCTCTGTGCCATAACCCTGCATCACACAGTTCATTAAGCCAGTTGCATACTCCTTTGCCCTACTACCCCAACGTGCTACCTCTGAACAGTGAAGCATATCAATACCAGCACCTACAACCTCTGAACCTTCCACTGTACTCATTCCATAACGTGAGTTCAGTCCCTTACCATCAACAGAACCCCATGTCAGTTCCTGTTTACCTGAATAGTGTGATAGAGGTTTAATGAAATCTGGATAGTTCTGTTCCATAACTTTTGTCATCTGGAACATCTCTGAGGTTGTATTCTTAGAATGTGTACAGATATGCACTAGCTGGTTAAACATAGTAGCTGCTCGCTTAAACATCCTGGCCTGTACATATGTAGAGATACCAAAACGTCTAGCCTTTAGAACTATTATCCTGACATGACCTATATCTTTAAGCTGCTGCTGAGCTACTTCATGCAGAATCTTCTGCACACTGTTCATTTGGAAGGGGATTAGTTTCTTAGTACCCAACTCCTGTATCTTAAGGCAGTAATTAAAATAGGTGTCGTGATCCTGCAACCTATCCATCAACTCCTGCATTGCTTCTTTGTTGGATTTCTTAGGAGCTAACATTTATTTATCTGGAGCAATTGCCTTTGCATCATTCATGTTTATACCTTTTGGTCGTGGTTTATGTACCAGATCCTTTAACCTGTAGTCTATTGACCTGACCATCGAGTGGTCTGCCCCTGCCACTGCAATGTCACGTTCATCTAGTAGAACTGCCTCTATTATAGTTTCTTTACTGTGTGAAGCTAAAGTTGACCATAATTTATCTAAATGGTTAAACTGTTTTTCCATTATCTAATCATCTGCATAAACTCATTGAAAGGGATCTTACCTTTTTTAACATTACAATCCTTACAACATACCACAAGATTATCTTCTGATAGCTGCTCTTCTACAGTATCTAAACTGGATAGAGGTTCCATATGATCGAGAACCCAATCACCTTTAGCTTGTAATCTTATTCCACAATAGAAACAAGGAGCAGTCCCACGATCCTGTTCCTGTGCTTTTATCCAGCATCTTATATATGTTGTCCTATTGTAACCACCCTTCCTCTTCCTCTTCTTGCCTGCAAGTTTATTCCTATGGAATGCAGCTTTCTCCTTACAATTTCTACAACAATACTTCTGTACCGCTTGTCCATGAATATTAGGAGTGTAATCCTCTTTACAAAATTCGCAGGTTTTTATCACTGAATCTTACTAAGATAACGTGCAATCAAGATAGCATCTGCTATGCCATGATCCTTTTTCCTAGTTAATTTTATTTCAGGATATATCTGGTTGACCTTCTGTATAGAAGATCCTTTCTCCTTTGGCATATCCCCAAGCATCAACTTCTTCCAAGATGGGGGGCGTATCAAGTAGTATGGCAAGCCCATGCCCACGCACAGACCTCTCAGAAAGCCATAACTAGCCATATAACGACCACTTGACACGATCCCCTGGTTCGGCATCGTCTGTGATTTTTCTATACCAACTAATAAATTCTCATACTTAGGCGAGTAACGAGAGAAAATGTTATAAAGTTCTGGCTCATGTAATTCTCGTTTCTTAGCAACTTCAATGATTGGCATGTCTTGGTAATGAATGACCTGTAAGTTGTTATCTAACACTGCCAGTGCTCCTGAAAAGCCTGGATCAATTCCCAAGTACATCCTCAACCCCCCATATTCTCTGCAGCTCCGCCTGAATTTTCTTCTCTTCTGACTCAGGTAGCTGCCAAGTTAGATCTGTTTGTATGTCTACAGTAGGTATCTGGTCACCATATCTAGTTATAGTACCTCCTTTTTCAAGAAATTTTTCTACTGCTACCTTAAGCTCACGCCTCTCAGGTGTATCGCAATTAACAAACTCGGCTGTAGTAACAGTTCTCTCACCAAACGTAGGAGATTTCCAACTAGGATGAAACCTTGCTGCTGGTTTAACCTTAGGTTGTTTTGCAATCAGGGCACGTTTCGCTACTCTTCTCTTATTATATTCAACATGCCAGCAATGTATATCGCAATACTTCTGCCTACTAGTACGTGGCTCAAACCTTTTACCACAGGTATCGCAATCAATAGGGTCAAGTTTTATATTACCACGCTTAATAGCAGCACGCTCTAGCTTATGATGGTAAGAACAGCTCTCAGAACAGAAACGTGTCCTTCCTAATGGCAGCTCTTTCTTACATACAAAACAACCCTTCTTGCTCATTTATCTTCGGCCTCCACCATAGTAAACATTGTACCTACATTATCTGCTAAATCCAAAAAGTAACTGTCAGCCTTTAAGTTCTCCCTTTCTGCATTAGCTAATAAGTCTGAATAAGGAACGCCTGTCTTCCATGCAGTTGCGGCAGACGCTAACATTAAAGCTAACAAAGCCCGTGAATCCATGATCTGTTTCTGCTCAGCTTTAATTTCTCTCGCTGACTTTTTCTTTTTCGCCATCTTCCTCCTTTGTAAATTCGCCTTCAATTACATCCTCAATCTGAGGATTCATTTGGTGGTCGAGTTCCTTCAATGCATCCTCAACCCTAAATACATTCTCATTCTTCTGTTCTATATACTTATACTCATTAGGCATCGCAAGTGCAATCCTCTCACTCTTAATAATATCCATAACAGTTTTAGCTTTAGCTGTAAGCAAATCTACCTCACCTTTATCATTAGATAATAGAACCATCTCCTTCAGCCTATTCAACTCATCCAGATGCTGGTCAGATATAGTTGCACGATGATCCGCATACTTCTTAATCATCTTTGTATGTACGTTAGCCAGAGCAGCCTCTCTCTTTGAAGCGTACTCCCAATCACCTTCACCTACATACTTCTGAAGAGTACTTCTCCAGATACCATACTTCTCTACTATCTGCCCCCTAGTCAGTAAGCCTGACTCATAGTCCACCTTAATAGCAGCCTTCATAACTGCCCTATGGTGTGCCTGCTCAGCCCTAGATCCTGTACTAACCTTAGTACTGTTCTTATTGCCCTGCTTCTTAACCTTAACCCTGCTGCCTATTCCTTTAGCCATTACTCCTCAGGGTTATCTTTTCACAAAATTTAATAGGGATATCAAAAAAATCTTCGCCAGAAGGATTCCGACTGTTTGGTATGTTCTTTATATATTCATCTTTAAGGTTACTGCCATTCACCAAGACTGCCCGACTACAGTCACTATTCAATACCCAGAATAATAACCTGTCAGACAGCCCCAGCAACGACCTCTTCCTTAAAGGAATATGGACTGTAGACCAATTAGGCCACTCTCCAGACCATCCAGGCTTAACCTCTACCTCATGATGCTCCTTAACAGTAGCCTTTATGTCGGCCTTGTAATCTTCAACGTCAGGTTCAAGTGTCAGCCCCTTGTCTTCTAACCAACCCCTTACTGCGTCTTTTGCTTTCTGATCAAACATCCTGTACTGATCTGGAAAGAATACTATAGCAACCCCCTAAATCCTTGGATTAACTCCTTTATAGGAAGGTTCCCCTTCAAGTCATCCTCCAATGGCTCTGACTTATAATCCATACTAGGATTAAAATAACTTTTTTCTTTTTCACGCTCGTCCATCAACCTAACTTGCTTAGTTAAGCCTTTCTGCCACCTTGCCATCTTCTCATCATATGTAAGCCCTGGACTCCTAGAAGGCTCACCACTATTGATAATGATTAACATCGAACAGATAAAAACTGCAAGGCAACCGAAAACAAACTTTTCACTCATAACCATCTCCTTAATATGTTATGTGTAAAGAACAATTTACTATTTGGTTACCTATATTATAAATCAATCAAAAATTGGGTGTCAAGTATTTTTTTCACGAGATCTAAAATAAAGGGTGGGGGGTAAAAAAAAGAGGGGGGTCAAAAATTGGAGAGGAGATAGAAGAGAGAGGGACTCCTATATATATATTGTGTGGGGGGTGGGGTTACCCCTGGGGGGGCTTCTTCCCTTGTGTGTGTGTATTGTGCAATCCTTTTTTATTGGGGATGAATTTTACTCATTTTTTACAAATCCCTTCGTCATGTAATCCGCATTGTAAAAAATTATTTTGCTACAATGGAAGTCCCACAGGAATTCACCTTTGGGATCAGACACATACACACATTGTGTGTGTGGTAACTCCTCACACGGAGAATATTATGCAAACCGAACAAATGTTACACCAAGTCCTAGCAAAGCTAGACCAAACTGATGCGAAGCTTTCAAGCATTGAAGGCCGTCTCACAAGGCTGGAACAAGGCCAACCCCCGGTTAGCCAGTTTCTGCCAAACGAAGCGGTGACTTCGGCAAAGAAGCCTAGCAAAGCTAAGCCTAGCAAAGCTAAGACGAAGCGTATCAACATTCCGGGTCATCCTACCAGAGCAACGTGGACTGACCTGATGAAGGCAGAGTCTCGTGAAGCATACAAGGCTTGCAAAGGTGATTACATTGCTAAGAACCTTGCAGGTATCATGGCTGCTAAAGCGGTAGCCTAAGACCAGACCCCTATTACTTCGGTAGTAGGGGTTTTTTTTATGTCTACTGAACAGTGACGTAAAGTAGCACATTACTGTTCCTTACGATCCCTTGCTACATCGTGTATCTCAGGGATCATTCTCTCTAACCTAAATCAAGGTAATATTATGCTACAAAAGTACAAACCTGAGTTAGATTTAACTCTGATAGCCAAGACTGGTTCAATGAACAAGTTATGGTTCTACAAGCAAATGCTAATACCAGATGATCTATCCCAAGATGATAGCATCCAGTATGAGCTTAACCTAGATAACCCTAACAAGGATAATATATGAAAGTTAAAGATGCTCAGGATTTATGTTCTGAAGCTAAGAGGAAGTATCTATACGATACCACAAGGAAGATTGTGGATGAAGTTAAGTGTGATGCTTCTTACAGTGATAACGATGAAAATGTTCAGAAGTTACTTGAAGAACACTTTAGAACTATGGACATCGTTATGGATGTACTTGACAAGCTCAGTGAACAATTCTGGATAGAGTTTGGAGGTACTTTTAAATAACCCTAACAAGGAGAAT